TTTTATTCGCTAAAAGACTAGGAAAAAGTAAGCAGTGGTATAACGAAACCATCAACAAGATGACAAGAATAATGTTCGATATGTGGGCATCTCAAGGTGGAAGAATGTCGATGGATCAGTTGGCTAGACTAGCCAAGGTCAAGTTGGGTCTGTTTGATGAGTCAACAGAAGTTAACACTGAAGAACTGGTAGAAAAGATTGTGAAGCGCGACGATGGTAAGTACGAAGTTATGTCTAAGGACGGAGACAGAAGTTTCGGAGTGTACGGATCAGAAGAGAAGGCAACGAAGCGTCTGCGTCAAATCGAGTTTTTCAAGCACGCAAAAGGATAATCATGCCGATTTATCAGTATGTGTGCCACAGTTGCGGGCACAAGTTTGAAGAGTTTCTGAAGATGGCAGATCATGCCAAGCCATGCAAGGCACCATGCCCTGCTTGCAAACACAAAGGCAAGATTGAACAAACCATGTGGGGAGAAGGCCCAAATGTGGCAGTAGACTCTAGCATGGATCCGCAAGGCTATAGTAACTTGGATGCAGGATTCAGGGACAGAATGAAAGAGATTGCCAAGCGAGCGCCACGATTTGATGGAACTCGTCAGCGACTAAAAGACAGATTCGGTTGACTTTGTTAGAAACGGTGGTACATTTACATGATGAATAAAGAAGCACAGCCGAAGTATGGCGTTGGCAACTTTTGCCAGAACTTGATTGAGTTGCCCAATCTCAAAGATCAGATTGTGAATGGCAAACGGTTCTACCAAACACCAGGCCCCGATGGGGAACTTGTGTGGTATCCGTCTGTAACCACAGTCACGGGTTGGAGGGATCGTGACAAGTGGAAGAAGTGGCGCGAAGACAATGCGAGCAAGAGTCGCATGATTCTCGAACGCGGTAAGAACTTCCACCTAACTATGGAGTACTACCTTTCAAACCGCGATCCCATTCAGGTTCTGTTTGGTAGACCGCAACTGGAAGAGATGTTCTTGAAGATCAAGCCTAGGGTTGATCGCTTTGTGAACAATGTGGTGGGACTTGAAGTGCCTCTGTACAGTAGCATGATGCGACTTGCTGGCAGAACAGACTGCGTTGCCGAGTTCAATGGTAAACTCAGCATCATCGACTTCAAGACTGCCGAACGCATGAAGGATACGCAGGGGTGCCACGATTACTTCCTGCAAGCAACTGCTTACTCCATCATGTTCCAAGAGGTGACTGGCACTCGCGTTCCTCAGATCGTGATTATGATGGTGAGCGCAGAAGGTGAAGAACAAGCATTCGTTGAATCGCCCAAGCGATTCGTGCCCGAGTTGAAAGAACGCATTGACGAGTTCTATGCGGAGTTTGATCCCGATGAGGTCATTGAGGAGATCAAGAATGGACACGCTAACTGAAGACAGGAAAGTTCTTCTTCTAAACGCATCCGAGCAAGTAATCGGAATCATTGATTGGTGGCGCGCAGTAACCATGCTCATACAGGGCAAGGCGCGTTCTCCCTTCAACTACGAACATTGCTACGATATCAAGACCGGATCGGGTGTGTTTCGGTTGCCATCAGCACTTGTGTTGGTGAACTATGTCTACATCCCCTTTAGGTTGGCTAGACCTAGTAAGCGAAACATCACTCGCCGAGACAACAACGAGTGCCAGTATTGTGGATGCCATGTGAATGGAGAGCGCGTCACCATCGACCATGTGATGCCCAAGTCTCGTGGTGGTTTTCATGAATGGACGAATGTGGTGGTGTCTTGCAAGAAATGCAACGCCAAGAAGAGTGACAAAACTCCAAACGAAGCGGGCATGAAACTGCGTAATCCACCATTTGCACCGCGAAGGGGTCTGCTGTTTGTTGAGATTGCAGACGAGTATCACAAGACAATTTGGAGTAGATGGTTGACTTGATCAAGATATAGAGTACTCTATTTGATGGGAGTTTTTTATGAAAAAGAATCAGCGTCGAAAGCAAAACAAAGCACAACAGCGTAGACTAGCACGAGGTAAGCAAGTACAAAAGTATTTGAGTGACTTGCGTAACTTCAGTATTGTTTCTGTGTTCATCACAAAGAACGAAGCAGAAAATTTACCTAGACTGATGAAGAGTCTAGATGGATTCGCAGATCGTGTGGTGATTGTTGATACGGGTAGCACAGACAATACAGTTGAAATTGCCAAGCAGTTGGGTGCAGAAGTTCATACCATGGCCTGGCCCGACTCTTTCTCTGATGCACGAAACAAAGCAGTAGAACTAGCCAACGCAGGTAAGGCAACTTGGATTGCTATGTTTGATGCAGATGAAGTGCTAGATAGTGGAAAAGAATTGCGTTGGAAACTTCAGCGAGTCACTCCGCAGATTGGGGTGGTAAGCATTTTCCACCGTACTAAGTTCGGGCACAAGTTCCCTCGCAATTGCATCTGGCGTCCAGGCAAAGCAAAGTGGATGTATCGGTTCCATGAGCATCTACTTCCCGAACACAGGGGCATTCAAGTAGTGATTGACCATTTCGTAGATCACCCTGATGATGTGGGCAAGAATCACGATAACGACAAGATTCTAGAGATGATGCGTATGGATACCGTGGAGCATTCTGATGCTCCTACACGCAAGTACTACTATGGGCGTCAACTGTACTATCGTAAAGATGCTGCTTGTTTGGATGTTTTGAGGAGTGTATACGACACTTCTCAATGGTCTGCTGAAGCAGCACAGGCTGCCGTATTTGCTGGCAACTTCTTTGAGTATCAGACTGAGCAGATTCAGAACTCAGAAGATCCCAATAAAGATACAATGGTGTTGGAGGGAAAGCAAATCGCTGCAAACTTCTATCGGATGTCTATTGCCAAGTATCCCAAACTGCGAGGATCTTATGTTGGAATCATTCGCACTTCCAACAACGACTATGAGAAACTTGTGGCAGCAGCAACGGCATTGAAGATCTCCGAGTCAACATTCTTCGATGATCCTCCGAGGTTTTATACCAAGGAAGGTGTTGACAAGTTCATAGAGGTCATCAATAAACTACAGCACATAGTTCAGAAATCCCAACCAACAGGAGCGATGCAAGTTGCTAGTAACACAGAAGCAGTTTCTTGATCGCTTAGAAAAGCATCTCACCAAACACAAGAACGGATATATTGAAAGTGTTCTCGCCGTGTGTGAAGAGATGGGGATTGATCCTGAACAAGCAGCCAAGTATTTGTCCAAGCCAATCATTGAAAAGATCAGAGCAGAGGGAGAAAGTATCAACTTGCTTCCCACAACTCCAAAGTTACCTGTATGAAAACCACAGGATTTGCAGCGTATAAGGTCTATCTGGCGGTGAAGAGTCACTTCACGCACGATAGTTACGACTACTTCAAGTATGGTGGCAAGACTCGGGCAAGCACACAAACATTCGAGCGCAGGCAAGATCGCTACTTCTTTGAGAAGTTGGCTAAGCGATACAACGAAAGCGAACTATTGGAGTTCTTCGTAGCCAACTTCCTGATGAACGATCAGTTGTGGATTGGAGATGCCTTTGACTCGCATTGCGATCAGGTGTATACCGATTGGAAACGAACCCAAGAGAGCATTACCTACATCTTTGGGCAAGACTGCGAGTTCATGTTGAATCACATTGAAATAAATGGCACCTCTTTCAATGCTTTGTTCTCACCTACGGTTGTACGCGAGGTTGGTACTATAGAGCATACCAAATATCCTCTAGCATTTCAGATGTGTATGAGCGGTGACATTCATATAGAAACGCTTGTGCTATTGGATTGCGTATTGGGCTTCATGCGTAAATCGGACAAGAAACTCAAGGGAGATTTCACATGGGACACATTCTACAAGAAGGTCATGCGCTACAAGCCATTTGTGTCTGTGTGTGCCAAGCCAGATAAGTTCAAGAAACTGTTGAAGGAAAAAGTCAGCAAGCATGATGTCAAGGCTTGACTTCGCTGATAGATACTGTATACTTGACACATCGTTACACGAAACAGAAAGGAAACGAAACATGGGATTCAAAGACCTAAAGAAGTCATCGGGTGGTGGTTTTGATAAACTGAGTAGCGAACTCAACAAACTCGCAAAGAAGGGGAGCGATTCCTACAAGGATGATCGCTTCTGGCGTCCTGAACTGGACAAGTCGAGCAACGGTTATGCCGTGATCCGATTCTTGCCTCCGGTTGAGGGAGAGGACATTCCGTGGGCGCGATGCTTTACCCACGGATTTCAAGGGCCTGGTGGATGGTTCATTGAGAACTGCCCAACCACGGTTGGTAAGAAGTGTCCTGTGTGTGAAGCCAACTCACGCCTTTGGAACAGCGGAGATGAAGCAGACAAGGACATTGCCCGTCAGCGCAAGCGCCGACTGCACTATGTCTCAAACATCCTTGTGGTGAGCGATCCGTCCGCACCTCAGAACGAGGGTAAGGTGTTCCTCTTCAAGTACGGTAAGAAGATTCACGACAAGATTGTGCAAGCAATGCAGCCTGAGTTTGAAGATGAGAAGCCTATCAATCCTTTCGACTTTTGGAAGGGTGCAGACTTCAAACTGAAGATTCGCAAGGTTGCAGGGTACATCAACTACGACAAGAGCGAGTTTGATGCCCAATCTGAACTCTTCGACGGAGATGACGCCAAGTTGGAGGCGTTATGGAAGAAGCAGTACTCTCTGAAGGAGTTCACTTCTCCTGATACTCACAAGTCTTTCGAGGAACTGAAGACCCGTTACGATGTGGTGATGGGCTTGTCTGACGCAGGAGTTCCGCGTAAGTCTTCAGCAGAAGATGTTGACTTGGACGAAGAGGGTGAGACTCCTCGCGCTACCTTCAAGCCGAGCGGTGCGGCAAAGCCTGCTGCACCTGCTCCTGCCAAGAAGCCAGCACCTAAAAAGGTG